TTGTAGCGTTCCACCTCTGCCTTTAACTCCCTGACTGTGGCACTCTCCAAATCCACATCTGCGGTGAACTCTTCCCGCTCATAACTGCTGATTTGAGAGATCAGCTCCAGCTTGGTGATCCCCAGGTCGGCGTGGTCGGCCATATACTTCTGACCCAACTTTTCGTATGCTGATATGTAGGAATAGGCTTGCCGCTGCTTAATGCCGCAGGCTTGCTCGGCGTACTCCTCGAATGTGTCATAGCCCAGCTCCGTGTATAGGCCCTCATCCCGCATAGTCTTAAGATCGTGGCACACATCTACCAGTGCTCTGGCCATTACCTGGCCATTGGCCAGGATCCGGGCGTGGGTGTCGTAGGCTTTCTGTGTGGTGGGCGTTACTTCTTGCATTGTAGTGATTTGGTTATCCATAAGTCCTCCTTAACTGACTGCTTTCGTTTTTCTGTTCGACTTTAGGTAGGCAAGCCAGGCTTGCATAAACTCCTGCACATCCGGCGGTGCAGGTCGGTTGTGATCGGCTCTGCATTGAATAACGGCGCCGTTTTTGAACTCAACGGTCACATAGGATTGATCCGGGTTCGACTGCTTGCGGACGAAAAGTATATCCGTCTTTCTGTCCAGGTATTGTTCCGTGTAACAGGAGTACACACAGTTGTGCTGGGCACAACCCTCTTTCAGCAGATCTTCCGGTCCCTCGGCCGGCCGAATGAACAGCCCGCTGCTGGCGTATGCATATTTGCGTTTCAACTTTGGCAGATCCTTAGCTAACTTCTTTGACCGCTCGGCTTGCTCTTTTGCTTTCTTTTCGTTGGCTCGGCGTGTCAATTCTTCGGAATACTGCCGGTGCAGATCTCGCAGATTCTGCGGTACGGCTACCTCTTTACGGTTAACATCCAGGCCCAACCGCCTGCACTGATCCAGATAGTCGCTGTAATCTGAGAGCACATTTGTTGGCGTTCCATATCCCGCTGCCTGCCGGTTTACCCAGTTTATTGCCTTTTGCGGAGATAGGTTCTGCCGCAAAACATCAAGCGCCTTGTAGCATTTTTGCGGGCTCCATGTGTATTGGAAAGCAAGAAAAAAAAGAATATTTTTATCTGACATTTTACAGCCGTATTTTTTCAGCGCCGCTGTTGCTCTGAGTGTTGAACAGCAAATCTTGTATTTTGCTTTTATCATGCGGTACTCCGGCTTGGTCAGTCGCATTGCCTTGTAAGGCACCACTTGCTTGTAGTCCATACCGGTTGTGCAGTTCCACTCCACCTGTTCGGCTACCAAGTCGCTGTTGCCCTCTTTGATCAGGCGCTCTGTCAGCACCGGATGGCGGCTGTATTGATACAGTAACCCAAGCAGGTTGACCGGGTAGTTGGCTATAGCGCTACGGTGCAGTTGCTGCGCACATTCGTGGTATGTCTCCCATGGCAGATAGCGTAGGTTACTTTTTTCCAACGCCTCTTCAAAGCCCAGCAGCTTTGCTCCCTCTCCCTCTGTGCACTTCCAACTGTTGTGATCCAGTTTGGCTGGCTCCACCGTGCACGGCAGTTTGCGTGTTGGCTTTTGTTTTACGCTGATGAACATATCGTCACAATAGTAACTGCGTTCAGCCACGAAGTGCTGCCCAAGATTGAAGTATGCGGCGTACAGCAGTCCGCCCATTTCTGGCGCGGCCTTAAAGCCGTATCTATAGTCTTCGTACACCCGAACGAAAGAAAGTAATATCCCACCGTTCCTTGTCCGCTGCGTTACCGCTACCACTGCCGCGTTGACCAGCTGACTACGGCCACGCCCGGCGTCTTTGGCTTGGACTTCGTGCCCGCAGGCGGGGCAGCATACGGTGTCGTTATGCCGTGCAGAGCGGCAAGCTGCGTGTTTGTCCGTCCATAGTCGCATGTTCTCAATGTCGATCTGCACATCCTTGCCGCAAGCGGTACAATAGCCATACCTATGGCCGCATTCTTTGTGCTTAAAAAAATACTGCTCGTTGACGAACACTTGCTTGTGTGCAAATGTCAGTATCTTTTTCTCCGGCAGTTTCGGGCGGCCGTCCCAGATTTTCTCTGCCTGTTCCTGCGTAAGCGTGTTCAGTTTCTTTCCCATACCGACACCTCACAGCAGATCCAGCAGGTCGATGATCTCCGCCTTGTTCTCTTCGGCGGTAAAGCCGTAATAGCCCGCTGCCCATTCGTACACGATGTCGTCCGGCACGGCTGCGCAGTTGCCCGCGGCTTGTTTCCGGGCGTTACTGGTGATGTGATCCCAGCAGCCTTTCAGGCTCTTGCCCTCATCCAGCACCTTGTCCGCGTTTTCATCATTGACCAGGCAGTGGTCTATAATGTGTGAGCATAGCAGACGCACGGTGGCGCTACCCATCTTCTCCGCCTCCTGGTCGATCTTATCAATGGCTTTTTGGATTTTCTCGGTCATTTCAGCGTTACCTCCTTGATCTGCGCCAGCGCGCAACGCTGGCAGTGCTCGTCCAGTTCCGGCTTGTCCAGGCCGCACCGGTTATTGATTGAGCCGTAGATACACACATCTCTGCATATCGTCGCCAAGATTGCAATAGTAGTTTTTTCGTTCTCATTCTTCATTATTGCGCTCCTCAAAGGCCATACCGGCCACGGTGCCCAGGTTGATCAGATCCCGACATACAGCTTCTGATTTGGACAGATCCATTGTTCTGATCACGCCCTGCACGATCAGGCCGGACTTAACTACCACCAGGTCCCCGCGCCGGTACAGATCGTACCCCTCTTCTTCCTTTTCGATAGGTTGCAACGCTCTTTTGTTGATGAATGTCATGCCCGCACCTACAATCAGCGGTTGCCATACAGCGCCTGCGGCTACAATGCAGGTGTCCAGCGGGGCGGCATATTCTTCATCGGGGCATTGGTCTGCCAGCGGCAGATCCGCTTTTGGCATTCTTGTCATGATCACGCTGTCATCCTCTGCCAAGTCAGCGACCATACGCAGCGTCTCCGGCGTGTATTCCGGGTGGCCGTACAGAATGTACCCGCAGCTGCCATTACTGAGCATTTGCTCGCCGTCGGGTAGGTCATATAGCAAATAGGTCTTGCTTCGCTTGCAAATGGATAACATTTTCTTAAAGTTCATCTGTCTGTCTCCTTTACGCTTATGCCGTGAATGTACAGCATAAGTTTTCGTTTGATTATGTATTCCTTTGTTTTGGCGCCCTTGGTGTCTTCCACCACCCACTTCCAGGTGCCGTCCGGTTGGCAGACCTCATATACAAAGTCCGCCTTATAAATCACCGGGCGCTCTTTTCGGTGTTCGCCGACCCCTGCCGGGATCAACTCATAAGGGACCTGCTCCCGCAGGTTGCGCACCAGGCCGTGCCGTTCCAACAGTTGCAGCTCCTTTGCCCGCTTGCACTCGCTCCGACTGTCATAGGTGCGGCCGTCCATTTGGGCTTTTACTGCGTGGTATTTGTTCCCGCCTTTGGCCCGCTGCCGGATATACTCCTGGTATTGGGCAGCAGTCCAGTGTTCTTGAGTACCCATCAGCCCGCTGCCTGCTCCGCAGGAGCGTAAGCCATACGGATGAACTGGTGCTCCACTGCACCAATGCGCTGCTGCTCCTGCTCAAGGCATTTCTGCATATATTTGCTGGCAAGCACTGTCTCCTCAAACTCCCGGCGCAGATCGTCCGTCATGCCATACTGGCCCAGTCCATTTGCGCTCTTAAATGCGTCCCACTTTGGCCGGATCAGCGGGTGGTTGATGTTCAGCTTGAAGCCGTATGCGTTGTGCGGTGCCAAAATCAGCTGTGTTTGGCGTTCCCGCTCTAAGTTGCGCACCTTGTCCCGCATTTGTTCCCATTGCTGTATGTATGTCACTTTGTCCTCCTAACACAGGTACCTATGGTTCTTTGCCCGAATAGGGCAGAGCACATAGGATTGATACTTAAAACCGGTGACTTCGTCCTCCCAGTTGTTCAGCGTGTCCTTGACCACATAGTATCCCTTGGGTGCTCTTGGCTCATCTGCCCAGTGGTCGCTATAGATGACCTGGTATTCCGGTTCCGGTACCACCAGGTTACGGCTGCGGCTAAAGCACACTCTGGACTTGGCCGTTGTGTACTTGCCCTCGTGCCCTTGTTTGATGTGGGTCTCCTCGCGTAGGTACCCACCGTAGGTGTGGTGGTCTCGATCATCCACCGGTACATATTCCACCCGGCCATAAGGCCACCTGGGCAGCTTGGTCAAGTCAATACCGGACAGCGCCATGTGGATATGTGGGTTCTTGTCCGGGGTCTCAATGGCTCTCATCCACTTGAATTCAACACCGGCCTTTTTGTAGGCATATCGCAGTTTGGCCATATAGGCGGCCCACAGTTTTTTAATCTCTTGCAGGTCCTTGGGCCTGTCCGCCTTTCGGAATGTAAAAGTAGCTGTCAGGTCACCGGGTCCGAAGTTTGCATTAAAGATCATCTCCTGCTGTAGGCACGCCTGGCGATTGTTGACTGCCGCCTGGGCCTCGCTGGTTTTTCCGTAGTTGCTGCCCCTGGTGCATTTATTCTTGCTGCCATAGCGGGAGGAGTAATGCCGCTGAATGTAGATACATTTACCTGCGTGGGTGGTCTTTTGCACCCATGGCATTTTGGTTTGCTCCTTTCTGGACGGACCGGCACACTATGGA